AGCACATTGATAGATATGATACTAATGAACAAAACTAATAATGATATAAAATATATAGAGATAAAAACTAAAGCAAGATTAAACCAATATCCAATGACAGGAATAGATTTTAGGCATTATCAAGAATATTTAAAACTAAATGAAAAAGGCAATGATGTTATAATAATTTTCCTAGATGATAAAATTGGAGATATACATTTTTTACCAATTTCAAAAGCAATAGAACTTGAAAGTCAAGATAAAGTTAAAATATTTCCTTTTAAACAAAAAAATATTAATAAAAAAACTATCTGTTGGTTTTTAGAAGATATGAAATTTATAACCAAGATTTCAAAAAAAGATATTAATAAATTATCAAAACTTGATGAAAGAAATTATAATTTTAAAATTCACAATTAATGACACCGACAACTGATGATTTATCACAACACGAAAAAAGAGAAATCTTTGGCACATATCAAACCAATAAAGTGACACGAGCAAAGATTGATGCTTTTATGGAAGCTATGGCAAAGCTTGAATGCACATTAGGCGTAGATAGTACCCATGAAGAAAAAACAAGAGTAAAACAACAACAATTAATTCTCTTGAGTAAGATTAAAGAACTTGACCCTTTAAAATATGACATTTTAAAAAAAGTTTTGTGATTGAAATTTATAACGAAGACTGTATGGAAGCAATGAAACATATGGAAGATAATCAATTTGATTTAGCTATTGTTGACCCTCCTTATGGAATTGGTAATTTTACACCTCAAAATAATGCACCAAGACAAAAAAAAGTAGATAAAGCAGTAGAATGGAATGATGATATTCCTAATAAACAATATTTTAAAGAGTTACAAAGAGTTAGTAAAAATCAAATAATATGGGGTGCTAATTATTATAATTGTTTTAGTAATGGAAAAGGTGCAATAGTTTGGTATAAAGGTGGTAATAATACTAAAAATATGAGTGACTGTGAAATAGCATCTTGTAGCCAACAAAAAAAAATAGATTACATAAAAATATATATTGAAAAGGGTTTTTTAGCAAAAGGAATACACACAAGAATACATCCTTGTCAAAAACCTATTAAACTTTATGAATGGTTATTAATCAATTATGCTAAAAAAAAAGATAAAATATTAGATACTCATTTAGGTAGTGGCTCAATAGCAATAGCTTGTCATAATTTAGGATATGATTTGGTAGGATATGAAATAGATAAAGAATATTATGAATCAGCTCTTAAAAGATATAATGAACACATAAAACAATTAACACTATTTTAATATGACACAGACAGAATTTGACAAATTAGTAAAACAATTAAACGATTATTCATTTGATATTATGGCAAACAAAAGACCTGAATATACTAATGAAGATGAAGACGTATTAAATAATTTCAAGAGTACCGCAGAAAGATTAGAGACCTCTGAACTTAAAGTATGGGGTACGTTTTTTGAAAAGCAAATACAGTCAGTTTTTGCACATTTGAAAAATGCTAATTTAAAAAAGTCAGAGCCTATTCATTCTAGGTTTGCAGATATTATAAACTATTGTTATTTAGGTTATGCCTTATTTAAAGAAAGAGATGGTAAAAAAAAGAATAATTAAATTTGTTGCAATTATCCTAATCGGAGTGTTATCTTTATTCTATGTCAGGAATGAAATCACGAAGAAAGGGACACGATTACGAAAGAGCGATACGGAAAGAGTTTAGGAATTTAGGTTGGAAGTATTGTGAAACTTCACGTTATGCTAGCAAAGCAATAGATGATGCTAAAATTGATTTAGTGGGTACAGACCCATTTGCAATACAATGCAAGGCAACTATTAACAATCCTAGTTATCATAAGATTCTTGACCAAATGAGACCTAACAAACCATTATATAAATTAATATATCACAAACGTCAAGGTGGTAGAGAGTACGTTATCATGGAAAAAAACGACTGGCTTGAGATTCTAGAGATGCTAGTTGAAAATAATATCTTAAAAAATTATTAAAAAAAATTTTAATATTTCTTTGTTTTTATTAAAAAAATTTTTAAATTGTATTATAATTAAAAATTAAAAATGAAAACAATGAAAAATTTAGATTTATACAAAATATTAAATAACATAAAAGAGGAACAAGGTTCGTGGGATTTAACTGATGAATTACAAGATTGTTTAATAGGTTGGGGTAACACAGAAACAGGAATAAAAAACTTTAACTTAATATTGAGCAATTACGATATAGAGATAGAAGATTATTCATAAAGCTAAAATGGTTGCAGGGTGGTTCAATTCCACCCTTAGCTTCAATGCAATGTTGCAGATTAAATAATTAAATAATTAAAAATGAAAAATTTAAAACAAACTGTAATAAACAGAGGATGGGCTGAAATAAAAAAAGAACATTTTGGTACTATATTAATAAGCAAAAACATCTTTAATTGGTTCAGTATTGAAATAACAAATGATGAAAAAGGTTTAGACCTTCATACAGTTATGGTTGTTAAAACTTGGGCATCAATAAGTAAGTGGCTTAGAAAAAATCATATTAGATAATGAAACATTATAGCAACTTTATGAATCAAAAAAAAGATTTAGAAGTTATGAAAGAAAACTGTAAACAGTATATGCAATGGTCAACAAGTGAATTTGAGGCTGATATGTGGGATGCAGTAGAAAATAAAATAAACAATTTAATTAAGTATTATGAAACAGATAAATGAAATAATGAAACATTCAGACGCTTATAAGCAACTGAAAAAAAGAAAAGAAACTTCAATAACTGAAGATGTCTTGTCAATAAAAGATTTAGCAGATGGTATATATGAAAATACCTGCACTAAATATTTAAAACCACAATGGATGGAAATACAAAAAGACGATAACCCTGATATATGGGATGACCATTTGGATACAATAGGCATAGACCCTAATTCTAAATGCGAAGCAGTTATTCTTAAAGTAGTTGCTTATGTAGAATGTGACCCTCCTATATATGTATAATTTTTTAAGAGGTATAATAAAAAGATTTCTTAATGTATGGCTCTGTAATAGAAGTAACTGTTACAGAGTAGTACCAAGAAAAAATGGAGTTTGTAAAAATTGTAAATGTAAATAAAATGAAAAAGATAATAGTAGAATTTTTATTTCTTGTAATGTTATTTGTATTAACTTGGATGAGTTTAATAATTATATAAAATGGAAATTTCAGAATATATAAAGAAACATTTTTTAGATAGTTGTTCTGATAATATGCACGACTTAAAACATCGTAGAGAAATAATAGAATTATATAAAGAACAAATAAAAACTCTTGAGGAGTTTATTAATATTGAAGATGAAAGTTTAAAAAAATTAGAAGATGGGATTAATAAAACATCCGAACAGAGCGAAGCAATTAATTGATTTTACAGGAGTACAAAGCGGTAACATATACCCCTCAGATATTGACGCAGTTCTAGAATTTGATTCTAAATATTTGTTATTATTTGAATTAAAAAAAGCAGGAGTTCAAGTCCCATTAGGTCAAAGAATGATGCTTGAAAGAATTATTGATGCGTGGGAGGATAGTGGTAAGATTGGTAGTGTCGTTTATTGTGAACACGACACAGAGTCTCATGAGACAATATACTTAAAAGATTGTGCGGTAGTTGGTTTATATAACAAAGGTGAATCTAAAGCGTTTAAAAAAGACCTAAGAGAGTTTCTATTTAGTTATGGGGAAAAGTATAATATTAAAAAGATAATCGCTTAAAAGCGTTTATTTCATTTTTCATTTTTAGGCTACTGGAAACGGTAGCCTTTTTTTTTAATCTTCAGGTTTAAATCTATAGAAATCTGTGTGACTAGAAATTTGTCCGTAAACAGTCAAATTACTTTGAGTTGGTATGTGTGTTGATAATTTATATTTATTCTTAGATACGTTAAATTCTAAGTTGTCTATTGCTTGATGATTGTCATCAGCTAATGAACTGAAATTTATTTTAGGAAAAGTTAACATATCAATAGGTTTAGTAAAACCATTTGAGTCAGATATTTTTCTGAAAGTTCCTTCATATCTAAAATTACTTGTTGCAAATTCATTTAACCTTTCAAAATTCATTAATGTTTCAAGAGTAGCACCATTACTAGCATCATAAGATTTATATGCCGTTATACTATTACCTGCACTATCAACTAAATTATTTGCATACTTTGTATCATTTAACATACCAAACCTATTTTCTACTGCTTTAAGAACACCACTATTATCTTTAAATGTAGAATCAATAATTCTTGTTGCGGTATCATAATATTCTAAGTCAGATATACCTTGTAATTTAACATCATCATAATATATTCTAAACTCAGAATCATTATAAGCTACTTCTTTTGGAATAAAAAATTCTATTGTTGCAGCACCTACTATTGGCGGTGCTTCCATAGATATCTCATTGAATCTCCATTGCTCTTGAACAGAACCAGTTATGGTGTTTATTCCTTGTGTCGCAGAAGTAACCCATTCATTACCAGTAACTTGCCAGTATACTGTTGTTCCTGAAGTTGGAGTAATAGATATTCTCCATCTTAATTCATAAGCAAGTAGTCCAGTATTATTACGGTCAAAAGCATAATCAGCAAATGATAATTTAATAGGTTCTGCGGTAGTACCTACATTACCAGTATTGTTACTTGCTACTACTGTACTAGCAGAAGAACTACCTATTGTAATCATAGAAAAACTACCAGCATAAGGTGCTATACCATAAACTATAGGCGAACCGCTACTAGTATCAACGGCATCTGAATCAACTGCATAAGCAATAGATTTATCTGCTATAGTCCATGTATTAATATCTCTACCCCAAGATGGTGTACTTCCACTTGCAGTTGACGTGGTTTCAAAACCACCATTAGTAAACCTTGATTTTAAAGTGTCTTTAATTCTTATCTGTGTTCTTTGTCTTACGGCAGGCTTTCTAATAATCTTTATTAAATCACTATTTAAAGGTTGAATAGTATTATTTGACTGTGAACTATTGACGTTAGCTACTGGTGTCTCAATAATAAATTCACCATCAGCAGTACCATTTTTATCGTACTTTTTAAACTCTTTTGAATATGAACCGCCATTATCATCAAATGTAGTTAATGCTAAAGAGGCGTTATCTATAATTGTCCATGTGCCTTCGTGTTGAAATATTCTACAATTAAACATTCTAAGTAAAGATTCAAGAACATATTTACAGTTAAGATAATTGCCATTTTCATCTTGCAAACCGTCAACGCTTTCTATATATGTCTGAACAAATGTATTATCATTACTTGAACCACTTGGCGTTGCTGAACTATATTGATTTAATCTACACAAAACTTTATAACTAAAATCTAGTCCACGACCTGACGTACCATCACCACTTTGTAGATTTATATTTTTTAAACAATTTAAAACAGTATTAAAGGCTTTTGGTCTTAATGTTGTTAAGTCCATATCATAACCATTGATTGTACCAATTAAATCTGAAGCGTATATTTCTACGGAAAATGGATGAGGTGCAATAGGTAAAGTGTAACTGTCTTGCATAATAAAACCTGACCAAAAGTTTCTATAAATTTCATACGTTTCTCCACCACTAGCAGAAAATATATCGGCACTTAATTTTATAATTGTTGCACTACTAACTTGTGCAACTGTAGTTGTTAATCCAGTAGTTGTATTTACCACTAAATCACCAACTTCTAGTGAAGTTGTAAAATCAACTGACGTATCTTTTAATCTTGATGCTACAGAGTACGCATCACTTGTACCATTTAATACATTTCTATTAACATTTATTTTAAATTCTCTGTCGTTAGTAGGTATTAAGAAATCAAATTCACTTCGTTCCCAAACAAAGTCAGCAAGATTCCAGTTAGTTTCTTCATCCTCCCATTGTGCGCCTCCTGTACTTTCTTCAATAAATATTCTTAGTTTACAAGTTGAACCAATAATAGGTTGAAAATAATCATCATCTTGTGAGTAGTTAATAGTAACAGGATTATCTGCAAGAGTAAGATTAGAACTTGCGTTACCTATAAAGTTCCATTGAAATATCTGTAGCCTATATTTATTTTCATCAGTATCATAAAAATTAGAAAAATATTTTTCTCCGTATGCCATGATTATCCAGTTATTCTTGCTCTAAAATCACTTGCCCTTTCTAAAGCTAATATTAAGTCTTGACCTCTTAAAGTAAATTCTCCTTTACCACCTGCT